AGAGATACCGCAGACCAAATCGCCGTAATCTTGAACGCGGTTTCTGAGTTGATAACCGTTCCAGACTGATTCAGGTCGGTTAGGTCTTCGCCAGCTCCCCATAGGGTTTGAAAGCTTATTGCCCTTTTCTCAAAAAGGTTATTCAACATTAGTTACGCTCCATAGCAATTCCAAATAAGACCGCCGCTGTTCCAGCGACAATAAGAGAAACGGGAATCGAGATTAGAGCAATTCCCGCAACAATTAGCGTGGCTCCGATTATTTGAATTACTGTTGCCATTATTCACCCTTAGAAAAAGAAGTCGGGAACCATTTCTTCTATTCTACTGCTAACTGCTCTATCGAAGGCTATTACTGCGGCTACCGCTGCGTCAATCTTCCGGGGAGAATGACGGTTTTCTTTTACGATACGGATTCCTAAGTTGTCAATTTTCGTGACGGCGTTATCTAAGTGCCTAGCTAGGACTGGACTTCCGTCGTGTTCCAAGGTTCCCCCTGTAACGGCGTCATAGAATTTAGCACACGCTTGAACCATTCGCTTCGGCGAAGTAGAAGGCCACTCAATTATTGGAACTCCCCGGTCAGCAAGAACTTCCATAGACCTTTGCCAGCGGAAAGGGTCACAAGCTACTTCCCGGGTCTTCGGATACTTCTGAATAAAGTTCATTATTGTTTCTTCAACTTCTTGGATATCTACCCGCCACAAGTCGTCGTGAATTGTTAGGTCTTTCTCCCACTCTTTGACTAGCCAGAGAAAGGGTTTCTCTTCTTCGGACTTAGGAATTACACAAGCAACTAAAACAGTACAGTCACCGGAGAACGAACCGTCGAACCCGAGAATTATTTCGTCGTCCGGACTAGGCTCTCTCTCGCTCTTGAGTTCGTCCCAAGTTCCCGCGGGTAGCCAAGCGGTCTGCGAACTTACCCATTGATTCAACCGCTTAGTTCGGAACTCCGATTCAGGTGTTCGCTTTACCGCGGATTCAAAGTCCGCTTTATCTACGAGGTCATTAAAGCCGGGGTTAGCAAGTTCCCAAACTTTCGGGTCGCGGTGGTCTGCTTCGTCCGGTGCGGCCCACCAAGCCATAAAGAAAGACGGGTCTTTTACTTCTCCACGCGAAACCTTCTGTCCGTATTGGAAGAGATTATAAGCAATAGAGTCGCCTCCTGTCATATCCTTTTTTACTCCAGCGGTTGTGATTGCGATTAGCTGAGCAATACTTCCACGGTTTCCCATAGCCAAGCTCATAACGTCAAAGAGTGAGCGGTCTTTGTGCGCGTGTAATTCGTCGGCGATTACCCTATGCGGATTGTATCCCTCTTTGGAAAAACTCTCAGCGGAAAGAACACGATAGACGGAGTTAGATTCCGGAACAAACAAAGCGTCGCGGTAGACCTTTACCATTTCGCTTAGTTCCGTAGACTCGACGATTCTCTTAGCCTCGGAGAATACGATTCGCGCTTGTTCTTTCTCGGCTGCGATTGAATACACCTCACCGCCGTCTATGCCTTCAGCAAGAAGAGAATAGAGTCCAAAGCTAACTGAAGCAAGCGCGCTCTTGCCATTTTTCCTCGGTTCCCCGATTAGGCAGGTTCTCGCAATAAGCCCACCGTGTTCGTCCCGTGCGTAAACGTGACGGATAAGTTCTTTCTGCCAGTCGCGTAGCTTTAGAGCGTCGCCAACTTTTCCAGCGATTCCATCTTTACCGATTGTCCCGAAAGTTTCCGAGAACTCAATTACTATTTCTCCGTCGCCTTGCTCGATAGCTTTCTTCGGAACCGGAGTTAGCCATAACGGAGGCCAGCTATTCACGAGAAGCCTTCTTTGCGATTAGCTCTTCTAGCTTGCTCATTTTCTTGACTTCAGCAACGCCTAATCTTGAACGGTCGGACGGAGTAAATCCAAGTAGCCCGAGATTCGAAACTATCTGTCGGTCAATCTCTCGAAGTCCCCGACGGTCTTTCGGGTTGTTGTCGGTCATTACCCGGACTCTCAAGTTCCAGCGTTCATCTATCATTTCGCAAGTCATAAGAAGAAGCTCGAGGTCGGTGTTCGGGCTAATCCAATTTATGCCGGAGTCCCAGACCCGGTTCCATAGTTCGAGGCCGTATTTTAGAAGTGGACGCGCAGGTTCGGGAGTATTGCTTGCTTGAGGGATTAGCATTATTGCCGATTGCTCGGGCAGGGCGCGCTTGCCGGGGTTGCCAAGAAGTCGCTTCTGCTCTATTGGCTTAGTCGGTCGTCCCGCTGGCATTAGCTTCCCTTAAAAATTTTTTTAGATTTCCCAATCCCCTACAGGGGCTTGGCAGCTAACTTAGTTGGAGCGGTCGGTTGGGATTGAACCAACACTTCAGCGACGGAATCGCCGTGGCTTACCTCTAAGCCCTCGACCGCATTTGGATAGGGTAGGGCTAGCTTAGCAACCTTTCTACGAAGTTGCTTATCTAGCGGGTAGATGTAACGAAACTTTCCGGGACTAACTCGACTAGGTGCGAATGGTCTTTCCTTATGGTGGTAAACGCCTTTAGTGTGCCTCCAGCGACCGTCTATAAAATACTCAACTACTGGATTACTTGCGCCAGTAAAGAGCCAGTTTCCAGCTTGATAGATTCCTCCCTTGTGTCCTTCCTTCGGGTCGGCGAAACTAATTACGCAACGAAGACCGGGATTGAGTTCTTTTAGCTCCTTTAGGCATTGTGCTAATAATTGACTAACTGGGGTCTTGTGGTTCGTTAGAGCTACCCGGGTTAGCTCGCATACTTCGGTCTGGTCTAGTCCGAGAGAGTTGCCAAGAAAAGGAGACGCTCCCCGGCTAAAGATTATGACGCCTATGAACTTTTCTTCTTCAAATACTCCGAACTTTACTAACTTGCCCGTTGGCAGGATTCTTGAATAATGCCAATTTTTTACTGCGTAGTTAGCGGCTTGAGCATTTACTAGCTTTAGCTCAAACAACTTCATATCCCTTTGCGGTTTTTCGTATTTCAGATAAACAGTAAGGGCAAGTTATAGCGGTTCGTTCATCTAGGCGCGGGGCTTCGGAATCTGCGAATAAGTCTTCGGGGAGTTCTGGCGAATTGACTTTTACAAATCCGAAATCCTCGATTACAAAATTAGCTTCTTCTAGTTCGACTAACTGGGACGCTAGAACTTCCGGCGACCAAGTTGCTAGTTCTGCGGTTCTGTTATCGGCTAGGGCAAAGGCTTTAGTCTGCTCCGGTGTCCAGTCGCCCGGGACTCGGACGGCTTGAATCTCTAACCACCCTAGACGCTTTGCCGCTTCGACGGTTCCGTTCCCGGCAACGATTACGCCCGCTTCGGTTAGGACTATTGGCTTTCTTTGCCCGAACTGTTTTAGGGAACCTTGAATCGCTTTTAGGTTCTTTTCGTCGTGTTGCCTAGCGTTTTGCGGGTCGGGTGTTAGGTCTTTGATTTGTAGGGTTTCGATTTTCATTTCTAAGCCTTTCTAGGGTTCTAGCGTAGCACCGGAAAACCAAATAATTACGCGGGTGTTTACAAAGAGTTGCGGTCGGGGTTTAGGCGAAGCACCTTTAGCAAAAAATACCCCGTCCCCGGGTAAGGCGGTAGGGGGTCTGGGCTAGGCGAGTGGCAGGAATCTAGCGGGAACCGGGCAAGGGCTTGTTGCTACGGCGTCTATTACAGCTTCTATGAGCTGGAAGGAGTTGTCCAGTATCTCCGGAGCTGGCAGGAATTACGTGGTCAGCTTCGAATGGGTCATTTTCTTTCTTTCCTTCTCCGCATAAGTGACAAATAATTGCGGAATCTCGGACGGCCTTTGCCCGTCGTGCGTAGTCGCCTTGATACTGTCCCGTCTGGGCCTTGCGTTGTGCGCGTCGCGCTTCGTGAATTGCTTTCGCTTGCGCTTGATGTGGTTCGCATAGAGGTTCGGCGGATAGGACTCCGCAGATACGGCAGGGCTTAGGAAACTTTCTAATCTTTTCCCCAATCCTTTCCCTTGAACTGGATAGGTGGCGGGTCGAAGACTCTCACCATTACTTGCGCGCAGTTAGCGCAGCCGGGCTTATGTTCTTCGCTATCTAGGGTTCGGGTAATGGTAATCGTCATAGGACAGTCAGGGCATTTGTATTCGTAGGAAGGCATTAGTCTTTCTTTTCTTTATACCTTGTTCGGCAGGTGAGGCATAAGGATAATGGGGAGCTTCTAGGGCCAAGAACCATTCTTAGAGTGTGATTGTTCTCGCAGACAAGAATAAACTCTCTAGGCGATTTCACGGTAGAAGTCTTCCAGTTCACTTCTTGTTCCCGTGCGATAGCTGATGTCGTTGCGCTCTAGTTCCAACGAATAGTCCGGCTGGATTATGTGTTCTTTGTTTACGCAGTCTTTGTGTAGGCAAGTCCTGAAGCCCGGGAGATAAAGCTTTAGGTTTCTATCTATCGGGTTGAAGTCCTCGTCTACTTCTCCACGCCACGGACGGCATACTGTCCCGTTGTATTTGATTTCGTTAGCTTGTCCATTACGACAGTCTGAGCATTTACCATCATAGGTTCCCCGCGCCTTTCTTCTTTCTACTGCCGCTTCGCTAACTTCCATTCCGCAACGTTCGCAGTTCATTTCTAATCCCTTCGCTTATGAATCTCTTCTTTGAGTGCTTCGATAATACCCTTCACGTCCGTATCTCCGAACGCGTCTATCTGGTCTACTTCTTCTAGCCAGTTGATTATGGTTAGACGTTCTATTTCTTTTCCTTGATTGAATGCCTTTAGGTAATCTTTCAGGGTCTTCATTTCTTTATTCTTTCTAGCAGGTTATCGTCTTCGAGTAGTATCCGAAGAGCGAGTTCCGCTTGTTGTGGAACTACTCCGTTGCCCGCTAACTTTAGTTCGTCGTTCCGCTTTAGTCCCAACCCAGTTATCCAGCCTTCAGGTAATCCCATTAGCCATTCGGTAAACAAGGAGCTAAGTCTATGCCCGTTATCTTTTCCGTCCGGCTTAGTCGGTGCTGGAGCTGGCCTTCCGATTACCTCTTGCCAGCGTCTTATGGCAGCTTCAAACTTTCCCCAATTAGTTTCGGGCATTTCGTTTACTACTGACTCTCGAAGATTACGATAACCGCCGGGCGACTTATCCTTCATAGCTTGGATTTGTTCGGGAGTTTTTATTTCCCTGTGTTCCATAGTGTTAGGGGTAGGGAAGAGCATTACTTCAACTTCAATTCTGCTCTTTGGGTTTCCTTCTTTTATTTCTTTTTGAGTCGGGCCATTAGCCATACTCACTCTTGTTGTTGGAAGAAGGCTTTTTGCGGTCATAGGTAGATTCATTCCATAGCCCGGCGAACTAATTCCGTTCTTCCAATCGCTAACTATCGGAGTTGGAAATAGTTCTTTCATTTGTCCGCTAAGTGTTACTTGTCCGCCTCTAGCTCTAGCAACGGATTCGGTTTGATGTCCTCGCTCCGCTTCGCTAGCTGCTGGAGTTCGAAGGATAGGCGACGACAAAGACTCGGAATCGTTGGTGCGCTGCTCCAGCGTCGGAAGCTCGAACGCCCGTCCATTTTGCGTCATACCCGATTTCGGCCAAGTCGCCAAGAACGGCTCCCAAAGCTCTAAGAGCTGGTTGCCCTTTGAGCTTGTCCATAACTTCAGTTCCGTATTCCATTCCGCTATCTGCTTTGGCACTTAGTAAACCCCTCACGTTTTCGATTACTACTAATTTAGGTTTGATGATTGTTATTGCTTTGTAGAACTCCGACCAAAGACCGGAGCGTGTTCCTTCTTGTAATCCTTTTCTCTTTCCTGCTAGAGATAAGTCTTGACAAGGAAAACCGCCCGTAAGAATGTCCACGGGTTCGACGGCTTCCCAATCTACTTTCGATACGTCCTGATAGTTTGGAACGCCCGGGAAGTGAGCTTCTAGAACCTTGCTCGGTGCGTCTTCCCACTCACAATGCCAAGCCACTTCTGCGCCCGTCACTTTACTAACGGCAAGGTCTAGCCCGCCGTATCCGCTGAATAGACTTCCAATTTTCATAGCTTGAATACCGTTCCCGTAAAGTCGATTTCTTTTTCTAAGAAGAAGGTCACAAGTCCCGGCTGAGAATCTTCTCCCGCTTGACGTTTCCACCAGCCGGAGCCGTTGTCCATTGTTGAAGCTTGAACCCAGAAGCGGGAAGTTCCCCGCGGTGTTGAACCTAGCTCGACGATTCGCAAGTGGTGAAAGTGTCCGCTCACTCCGATTGTTGCCGCTGCTACGGGCTGATTACCGAATGCTTGTTGACGCCACCACGTCGGAACTTGGTCTGGACGCGGGCTTTGATGTCCGTGCCATAGTCCGAGAACGTGGAAGCCGTCGTCGAAGATATCCAATGCTAGAGATTCGTCGTGCGGTTGTGGCTCCACAAATATAATCGGCAGACCGACTTCCGAAGCTAACCGGGCTAGGGTTCGTCCGATATGGATTCCCCAGTCGTCGGTTCCCTTACCTACGCGTTGTTTATTTATTCTCATTTGACAATGGTTAGACGCGACAGATAGGTAAACGATTTCTGGAACGTGTTCGCATAAAGCGCGCAAGGTTGTCCACGCTAGAGTCGTTGCCAAATCTACCTGCTCCATAATCGAGAGGTCGTTCGTGAAAAGCTGGTTAGCGTCGTTAGCGTTTATGAAGTTCTCGATAGTATCTCCAACGTCGCAGAAGATAACCTTCGAAGGTTTTTCTTTCTTGACTTGTTGAATAAGCTTCGCCGTTGTTTCTTCGACGCGCTGAATCAGTTGGAGAGTTCCTCCGCGGTGGTCTACTTTTCCAACCTGTAAGTCTGACCAAAGAATGACTAGAGCCTTGTCGCTTGTTTGAGTTAGTTTTGGCTTCTTTGACTTCGCAGACTTCTTAGCTTCGGCGTAGAGAAGCGGCAGGTCGATTCCGCTGATTCGCTTGCGGAACGTGAACCGAAAAGACGTTAGGAATTCCCCGCCTTCTTTCTGTTGCCACTTGCTTACTCGGGGAGTTCCGATAACTTCGAACTCTTCTGGATTCATTCCCGCGGCTTCTAGAAACTCTTCGAAGCTAGTAGGCGATTCTGAATAAGGAGTGGTTGCTTCGCCTTCGTTGCCGTCAAAGATTACTCCCGGGCGACCGAATGGAGTCGGTTCTACTTTCTTGGCTGGTTCTAGGTTTTCTAGCAAGAGCATTCTTTCTTCCGGTGGCGCAGGATTGAAACGTCGCTAATCTTTAGTCCCCTAGAGCTTAGCTCCCGGGCCAAAGCTCCGGAGTTGAAGTCCGGATTGCCTAACGCTCCGTCTAAGATTTCTTGGTCTTTCTTCTCTAGCTTGTTCCGTAGAGTTCGAACCGCGCAACTACTAATCCGTTGCGGTGGCTTCAGGTCTTCCAGCATTTGTTCCCCTTACAAGATTGAGTGCCAAGTCCCCGAGTTCGGGTTCTAGTCCAGCGTATTCCATTTCCCAAGCTTTAGCCATTAGCAACGCAAGGTTTTTTCTAATGCTTTCGAAGTCCTCAGACCAAACTAGATTCTGGTCGTTTAGCAGCTTCAAAGCTTCGGGGAACTTATCCACGTTTTTTCCTATCTAAGAAGAAGAAGTGAATCCGGTATCGAAGCCATAGAAGCTGGCGACGAAGATAGAACGGTTTTCTCTTTCCCCGGTGCTTACCCTTCGACAATTTCTACAATCCTTTCTAGAATCTCTACGTCTACGTTTGTGATTACTACTGCGTCTTTGAGCAGGTCGGCGATTATTCTTTCCCGCTCTTCACGAACTCCGCGGTGATACCCCCGGGCGAATGCGAACGTGAGCTTGCGCTCTTTCTTATCTTTCGAGTTCGGTCTGAAGCCACTCATTGAAGGCCACCATATCCCTTTCTTATTCCTTTATCATTTGGCCGTAGGTTTCTAGTTCAATTAGCAGAAGGTCGAGTTTCGTTTCTAAGTCCATTTCATTTCCTTTACGTGTAGGTGTGCGATTTTTAGACCAAGATAGATTCCGTGCGTATCAAAAGAACCTAACTTGTAAGGGTGCTTTTCAAATCGGGCGATTTCTTGTTCCAGCATTTGAAGAATCTGCTCGCGCTGTTCCATTTGCCCTTTCGTGTATCCGGAGTATTTGTTCTTTGCGACTGCCTTAGTCATAGTCCCATTCCTTTCAATAGGTCGTTCATTTCTTTTTTGTACCGTCCGTTTATTTCGTCTAGTAGGTCTTGGACGACGATTGGAATTCCTTCGTGGTCTTCGACGAAGCTGAGAAGATACTCTCGTTCGTTGCGTTGCCCGGCTTTGAATCCGTCGGTGTAGTCGGTGTTATTTGTGAGCCTCTTGTCCAGTCCGTCATAAAATCCACGGATATAGTTTTCCTGTTGCGCTTGGTGAATCGTTCCGTAAGTAGTCGTCACTTCGTCTTCATCTTTCCAGCTCATTACAATTCCCTTCTTGGTCTGCGGTCAATCTTTGTTAGCTCTTCGATTAGCAGGGCTAAAGTTGCCCGGTCTATTAGTTGCTCCGTTGTTAGAAACTCTAGGAGGGTTTCTACTGCGGCTTGTTCGTCCCGGCGTCCTTTGTTGTAAGCGGATAAAGTTTCAGCGGGCAATTTCAGAAGCGTAAACATCTGCGTTAAGTCCTTCCACTAGGTCGAGAATCTTTGCTACCGCTTTAGTCGGAACCGGGTTCGTCGCTTTGATTAGGCGAAGAACTTCGTCCCGCATAAGTAGACGGCCCATAAGGATTCCGTCTTGCTGCGCGGTCTGATAGCTAAATTGCTTCGGGTTGAAGTCGTCGTTTCCGAATTCGATAGCCGGGTTAGTCTTGCTTGTCATTCTTTGTCCTTTCCAAGAACTGTTTTTCTAGGTGGTTTAGTAGTTGAAGTTGTACGGTGTATCGGTAAAGCGCAAGAGCGGGATTCTCGTTTCTTCCTCGGTTCTGCTCTCTTGCGTATTCGTGTCCGACATTTAGAATCCGACGGAGAACAAATTCAACTTCATTCATCTTCCGTCCCACCTTCGCATAATCGAGATAACTCCTACCGTCCAGACGATTGTAAAGAGCGGAAAGAAGAATAGAAGTCCGGCGTTCGCTTGAACCATTTCCGAAAGCTCTACTAGCCAAGCGAAGAGTAGAAGAGGGATTAGCTCCAAGGCCATTAGAGATACTTCCTAGCTAGGTAATCCACGAAGAAAATAGTGGTTATGAGAAGACCAAAGACTCCTAGAGTGTACCCAAGGAGTAAGTTCGTTTCCTGAAGCTTCCAGCTACCGAGCAAGATAGTTGCGAAGAGAATAAAGAATCCGAATAGTTTCATTAGGCAACAACCTTTCCGCTAAAGAACTTTTCTCTTAGCTCGAAGAACTTCTCCCGGGCTAGTCGTGCGTTGAGTTCTCCGTCTAGTGACGTATACCATTCGTTCCAAGTTAGAGAATCGACTTCGACTTCTACACGGTAAACGCGACCTTCGTCTGCGCTGTTGTGGGTTAGCTCGACGAAGTTTCCTTCTTCAGTCATAACTCTTTCGATTACTTTGATTCGAGTCATTTATTTTCCTTCCCTTGCCTTGCGGAATCCGTCCACACCGTCGAACTCGAAACCTTGATTAGTTAGAAGCTCACGAACGCGTGTCAGATAACCTTCTCTTTTTAGATTGTCTTGCTCGTAGTGCTTATAGCTTGCGTTGCTAATCAAGTAGCCGATACCAATAAAGCCGTCTTCTTTTTCTTTCAAGGTATAGCCAGTAGTTGGGTAGTAGACGATTGTTCCTTTTAGGTCTTTGCTGATTGAATACTTGCCAAAAGCTTTTACTACTGCGTTCTTGACCTGAATCTTTGAGAGATACATTTTGCTTCCCTTTCGTTTCCCCGGCTTTTCCGGTTAGTAATAAAGTAGCACAGAAATTCGGAAATTTCTACCAATTTTGGCAAATTTCGGAAGATTTCTAGGAATGTTACCAAATCGTTACAATTCGGGTGCGTTCGAACGCTTGTTCGAAGAATTAGGAGCCGTAGAACGCCCGTAGGCGGGTTATTAGGAGGTCGGCAGGGTGTTTACCCGTATCAAAGCCCCCGGGCCTCTAGCGTCCGCGTAGACCTTTTGAGCAGATACGCGAACTACCCGGGAATCGTCTACGTAGATTACCCCGCTGAGTGAATCAAAGACGGCGCGCAGGAGCTTGTCCACGTCCGGCATTACGGACGGGTACGCCCGGTCTTGAACTGTCTTGGGTCGGGGAAGATAAAAAATTACGGAAAGCTCTAGCGGTTCGTCGAGCAGTTCCCAGCCGTCCCTTACTAATTCGAGAGCTGCGAAAGCGACCGCGTTGCGCCAGCGTTTATGCTTGGCTGAATTAACTTGAACTATTCGCCCGTGTATTACGGAGTGCGAACCTTGCGAAGCGGGTTCCCCGGCAACGTCAATAGTTAGTTCGAACATATTGGTTCCAAGCTTCGGAGATTCCTGCCCATAGGTAGAAGCAACCGAAGACTAGCCCCGCTCCGTGTAGGAAGCCGGAAGACTCGGAAGCGAACTCCACGAATAAGATTCCGGACGCAACGGGGACTAGCCAACGGAGAAACATTAGAACGGCAGAGCGTCTTCGTGAGTCGGAACCATTCCCGGAGCTTCGGAAGCGTCGAGTTTGATTGTTGCGAAGTTGATTGACAGATTTACTACGGTCTTGTCTTCGCCTTCTTTGTTCTTGTAGTTTCCGATTGCCGCTGAGAGCAGACCGCGAGCTGATACTTTCTGCCCGACCTGAAGTGAGGTAGTCGGAGTGTCTAGCCAAGCGGTGTATCTTGCGTCGCGCTTTTCGCCATCTTTAGATTTGAAGGTTTCGAGAATCTGGACGCCTTTGTTGCCAAAAACCAGTCCAACGATTTCGCCTTTTACTTCTACTGTTGCCATAGTGTTTCCACCTTTCTTTTTTTCTACCCTAACAGTTAGTTAGGACTTTTTTATATGCTCTGGGTTGACGCAGTCGAGATGACCGCAGTTTCGAATCCCGGGAAGAACTGGAAGCCCTTCATAGATTGGCTTCGAAAGAGTTTCGTCGTCGAAGTCGCCTTGCCACGGAAGACACTTGGTATTTCCGTATTTGACAATGAGCGACTGGCCCATTCGACAATCGGCGCAACGGACTCCCGTCTTGGGTTCGTCCATTTTGACGCGCCAAATATGCCCGCAACGGTTACATATCGCTTCGTTCTCTTCCACCGCATTAGAGTATCAGCCCTTGATTAGCCCAGCTTGAATAGCTGCGTTCCGGCAACACGGGTCGCAGGTTAGAAGCCCGATTCCGTGAGCGCACTTCGGTTGGGGAGTTCCCTTGCGTTCTTCGGTGTAAGAAGTCGCCCGGGTCGCTTCAGCTTTTCTTTTTTCCTTGATTCGCTGAGCGTAGGCGATAACGTGCTTGGCTTCAACGTAGCTAATTGAATCGTCGCGCTGGGCTTCAATTACCGCAGTCTTCGCCGCTGCGAAGTCTAGGTAGCCGATTAGGTCAAACCAAACCTGAAGCTTCTCAGCTGTCAGTTGTCGGTTGTCGATTGCGCTTAGGTATTCCATAAGCTCTTTGAGTTCGCTCTTAGTCATTCGCCCATTCCTCCAAAGCCTTCGAGTCGGTTGTCTTGCGTTTCGGTAGTGGCCCATTCGCCCAAGCTTCAGCGTTCAACCAAGTAGCCGGGTTCTTTATAAATTGCTTCTCCGGGAGATTCGGGTCTGTAGCGTAAGCCTTAGCTCCAGCGATTACAACGGCTGGGTCTAGATTCTTGATTGCCCGCCTGAATGCTCGTAGGGCTGCGCCTTTGTCTACCTTCTTCGGATAGCTTTCCCAGAAAGAATCAAATTCTAAATCGCTATATATTCTCTCGTTATTCTTTAAGTTGTTCTTCTTAGAGATGTTGTTCTTATGTAGCGGATTGTCCTGCGTAGGCTTATCCAACGTAGGTTCGCCCGACGGGTCTTGCGTGGTGTAGGTGTATCCACCTAGATAACCCTTTTCGTTTCTCTCTCGGTCTTCGGAGCGCATTAGATACCCAGCTTCGAGCAGTTCGTTTATCAGAGTCCGGATTGCGTCGCGTCCAACGCCGTTAGCGAAGGCTAGGTTTTCTTGACTGATTCTCCAGCCCGGAGCGTGCGAAAGAAGCTGCGCTAGAAGTCCTTTAGCTCCGAGCGAAATTCTAGAGTCGCGCAACCAGTCGTTCGGTATCTGCGTAAAGTGGTCGTCGAATGAGTGATGTCCCCGAATCAGCGGCATTAGTTCCCTTTCTTAGCTAGTCCGATACTAGCCAACAAATCAGCCAGCGGTATCAGTCGCCCGATTGAAGCCTTCGTTGCCTTCGAAGCGATTGGTTGCCTAGCTTCCCGGGGGTTCGTGTTGCTTATGAATTGCTTCAGGACGCTGGTTTTTATCATTACGAAACCTTCCCCGAGCGGTGAGCCGAAGCAATAGTATTCCGCCTCGCTTACGTTTATCCCCGATTGCTTCTTATCAGAAGCGTCGGGTTCTGAATACTGCCACGTTTCAACATAGACGTTTCCCGTTTCATTTACTCGATAATCAGTTTTGACTTCAATCTTCTTGCCGATTAGGTCAGCTAAAAAAGTTTCGACAAGCTCTTCCCCGATTCGTCCCCGTGTAAAGTCCACGTCAAAGCGTGGTTCGTATCCAGCCATTTTTTCCTTTCAGTCTGGTTGGTTCGTTGGAACCTTTCCAAAATTATCGTCTAGCAAGTGCCAGCCGTCCCAAAGTCGCACCGGAGTTTCTGCCGGGTCTTGATGTGAGTAGAGTTTCCAACCTAGCGTCCGTGCCTTAGCTGCGAAGCCTGATTGCGATTCCATTAGTCCGTTTGAGTACGAACAGAAAACAATAATGTTCGACGGACGATTGCGTTCTTTGCTTCCGCCCATTCCGCGATTAGCTCGGTGTTGCGGAATAAGTTCCGGCCCAGTTGAACCGCAACAAGGACAAGCCTTATCTCGGTCTAAGTATTTTTGGAACTCTTTTTTATTCATCTTCCCACGGGTCATATTTCTTCGCGGGCAAGTCTAAGCCTGTCCCCGAATAATCTGCGGCGAATCCGATTGTTGAAGAGCTGTCCGTATCTCGTTGATGTTCGGGAGCGACCTCCGGGCAAGAATGACGACGAATCCAGTTCTTGTAGAGCTGAGTAGCTTCGTCCCCGGACGCGTAAAAACTTGCGCCACAAGAACACTTCTCCCGAATCTTCATAGCCCGCCAATCCTCCGCCCATTAGTCTAGCTCCGCCATTGGAGTTCTACGTTACGGCTAATAACGGCGGTCATTGTGGCCGTATCCGATAGGACTTTCATCTTCATTTTTACCCGATTGAACTCAGCCCGGGCTAGGTCTGCCTTTAGCTTTTCTTCTACCGCTTGGAGTTTTGCCACGGCTTGACGGTCTGCTACCGTGCCTTGACTATTCAAGAAGGAAAGGGAAACTGACTTGTCATAGCTTGCTTCAGCGTCCGCTAGTTTTACTTCTGCGTCATAGAGCGCCGAAGCACCCTTCTCCATTTCTTTACTTATGCGCTGGAGTTCCTCGACGATTTGACCGGGGGTTTCCATTATGCGCTCGCTAACGCTGCTAGTTCTTTGATTCTCCCAAGCACTTCTTCGGAAGCCTTCGCCGTCTTAGCTTCTGAATAGAGCAGTCGCAACTTGTCTATGTCTTTACCTAATGCTTCGGCTTCGTCTAGAAATTGACGTGTCGGTAGTTTCGGAGTCTGCCCGCGAGCAACCTTTTCCATTTCTTCCCGGGTGACGCGCTTGTTTCCGCTGAAGGTGTAGTTAGCTAAGCAACGACCAATCGCAGAAGTTTCCGCATTCTCTAGCGCAGAAGTTTTGTTAGCCATTCCAACGCCGTCTACTTCGAATGCCCAGCCCGTAGTCTTTGGAAGATTTCGAGCTTGGTCTTCTTGGTCTAGGTAAAGTCTTGCTTCAACTACCCAAGTTCCAACGGCGCGGTCTTGCGCTGTTGTGTGATTCACGGTGACGATTCGAGCGTCTTCTGCTAACTCACTACTCCAAAATCTACGGAGTCTTTCTTCGACTGTTTCGTAGTCGTTTAGATTGAATTGTGCCATTTGTTATTTCCCTTTCTTTTCGTGGTGTAGGTAAGGATTGCCCATTCCGCGAGCGCGCAAGCTAATCGCGTGTTCGCCGTAGACGATTCCCTTTTTCTTTCCGCCCATAGCCGATAGAACTCGACTCTTTAGTTCGGTAAGTTTCTTTTCTGCTTCTTCGAATTGACTTAGAGCAATAAAGTAGTGAACACCAAGTTCGTCTAGGTGTTCTTCTCCGTCTTCGATTTTAGGGTTCATAGCCCGGATAGTTTCAAAGGTTGAATTGCTTCCGTCCCAATCCGGCATTTTGTTATTCAGAACTGATTCCCTGAAGCGATAAGCGGCAGCGATTAGAGAAGTCGCTTCGAATGAATCCCACTCGACTTCGAATTCCTGATAGCTGGAACCTGCTAGAGCAACAAGAACCGCTTCTTGAATTGCGAAGACGTTCATATACCAAAGCACCTGCGCGCGATAATGCTGCGGCACTTCGCTCCAGTAATCGCGAGAGAACTTGACTTCGATAATGCCCCAAGTTCCGTCCGGCTTGCGATAGAGCGCGTCCGGGTTAGCTCGTTGCCAACTGAATTCTTTATGCGCCCAAGTTCCCGTCGTAAAGATTTCGTAGTCTGGGTGTTCTTCAGCGAAGATTTCCAGGATTGGAGTTTCTAACTTGTTGCCTAGACGCATAGACATATTTGGTTCTATTTCGTCTGGAATTTGTTTAGTCTTCTTTGCCCATTTCGTTATTTGAGATTCCCACGGAGAGAGTCCAGCGATTGCTCCGATATCGGAACCGCCCACGGCTGCGTCTTCGTTTCTTAGTTCGTGCCACTCAGGGGAACCAGATTCGAAGTCGCCTAAGAATACTGCGTCCCCTAATTCCTTTAGTTCTAGCTTGCTAATCATTTTTTCCTTTCGTGCTATTTTCGGTCTAACTTTCCGATAAGGTCAGACTATGACTACCCTACGACAATTATTGGGAATTGAGCGCAATTACCTAGAACTTCACGAAGCGATTCGGAAGGTCGGTTCCGTCGAGTGTGAAGAACTGCCCGACGTGTTCTTCGCCCAAGAAGCAAGCCAAATCAGCCAGAAATTGGTAGAAGAAATAGCCAAAGGTATCTGCCAGAATTGCCCGGTTAGGGTACAATGCCGGGACTACGCCAAGTCCACCCGGGTTGCGGGGATTTGGGGAGGCACTACTGAAGCGGAGCGTTACTCTTCGTCGGGGACGTAAGAAATCGCTAGAGCGGAGCCACCGATTGCTAGTAGAGCTGCGGCGACGTTTAGAATCTGCGCGCCTAGTTCGGTAGTGATTGTTCCCAAGCTAATTAGTAGCGGGACAGTTGCGGCGACAATTCCATAAATCCATTTGCGGGTGTGCGGAGCTAGGTTCAACATTATTCTTCTTCTTTCTTGTAGAGGTTCACGTCTTCAAAGGTAGCAGACGCGGTGTAAGCGGTAAGGATAATCGAGATAAGAGCAACCCCGCCGATTACTAGCTGGACGGATACTTCTTTGTCAAAGAAGAAGGTTCCCATTCCGAA